ACTGTGCAGTACCAAACCATTTCTTTCTATTATGATATATCATATCTCAGCAGTTCCCCGGCGCGCCCGGTGCGTGAAGCCCAGAGGGCCGATCCCCAACTGAGGGGATTGGTGCTTCTCTGGAGTTTCTGGAGTTTGGATCCAGGCAGCAGGTGCAGCGTCAGGTTTTTGCCTGGCAGCAGGAGCTGCAGCATCCTGATTCCCGGGCAGCAGGTAGCTGCCGTTCAATAGATTATTATGTACCATAATAAAAGGCAGAAAACCGCCAATTTTACAGGTACGAGTAGCATTAGTCAGTCCATATTTACCTCTCTTTCTCATTCTGCCATCATAGTAACGTATGTTTTGCTGGTTGTCAACTGCTGGTATGAAACTTTTTTTGGCAGAAAACAGCCATTCTATATTTGCAGAAGCTCAGAACTCCCGCGGGCGCCCGGGCGGGCGAGAACCCATTTCCAAAAATGGCAGAAACGTGGGGTTTTTACTATGGGAGTTTGGGAGTTTGCCTCAGCGTTCGCGCAGCGGGCCCGGCGGGCAACTTGTCAAGTGTTAGTTATCCACAGCCTGTGGATAACTATGGGAGTTTGGGAGTTTGGGAGCCTCGATCAGCTGCAGAAGACCAGCGGGCGCCCGGGCGACTGAGCCTGACCATAGCGCTTTGACCTTGGACGTGTCTTTTTGTCGGAGTTTGGGAGTTTGTGAGCCATGAAAAACGTTTACCGTGCGTGCGTCTGGGTCGTATACCAAGATAAATGCGAGTGCACCTTGGCCTGCAAACTTCATATGCCAAGCATTTTGTAGTGGTGATATTAGTACCGTTTCGGTACCTTTCTTGCTACGTTTCAACACCTTTAATTCTAACGTTACGAATCCTGTGTCTTTGTGAAAAGCAACGCAATCTGGGAATCCTGGCGTAGCGTAGGACTCAATACGAGATACAAGGAAGTTACCATCTTCTAAACATGTCTTTAAATTCTTCCAAAAATTTGTTTCCGGTTTTGCGGTCATACTTTTTCTTGCTCTTCGTTACTCTCTGATGATACTTCTGTGATGTCTTTAATTCTTTCGCCACCGGATTTCTCTTCGACTGATAAGACTGTATTGGCACCTTCTTTCTTAAACTCACCTGTTAAACCTAACTCCTTTAGTTGTTTTAAAACATCTTCTCTCGACATATCATCAATTGATCCTGTTCTTATTTCTTTTCTCTCTACATACAATCCTGCAGCTTGTCCACGCAATCTCTCTGCATTGATAGCAGCACTATGCGATTTGTCTTGTAATGCTTTCTCACGTAGCCTAGCTAATTCTGTGACGTGTTGTTTCATTTCTACTTTGTGTGTTTCAAACAATTCATTTCTTTTTTTGTTCACCATTTGTACTACTTTAGGATATTTCTTTACGTTCAATAGTTCTGATGCTGTTGTTGCTGCACGTTCAGGTTTATATCCAGCTTGTCTTGCACATTCCGTTGGTGTCAATCTACCACCTTCTTTTACGTATATCTCTACAAATATACGCTGTCTATCTGTCAATCCATCTTCACCTTTTGGGTATTTCAATGCCATGTCTCTGGTATTGGCAATGGTATTACGGACCACCTTCTTTTCAATCTCTTCTAACTTGTTGTTATATATGTCTTTTTCACTCATTTTATCTCCAAAATACTGTTTTTTCGTCCTTTACCCATGAACTCGTAATACCTTCGTAATACCTGGTATCCCTTATCCCATATAGAGAATTGGGAAAAGGTATTACGGTATTGGCAAATCCCGGTAAATAAAAAAATAAAAAAACTTTTTAGCATCCTGCGCACAATACAATACTTTCTATAATACTACGATGCTACGTTTAGAATACGGGATATCGTCAATGTATCCGCGCCTTTTTAGCGATTGTACATATGCATGCACATTACTCTTAGACTTCATGTTTGTCATCTGTTTTATCTCCTCATACGATGGTGAATAGCCATTTGCCTTAATAAAAGCCTTAATTTTAGCCAAAAACTTTGCTTGTTTAGGTGTAATACCTTTTTTGTTACTGCCAATACCTTTGCCAATACTCATCTTTTTTCCTCTAATCCTTTTGCATTTGGGTTACCCCAGTAATCTTTTCTTACTGTGCTTAACATTTCTTGTTCTCCCCACTCATCTATTGTTTCTCTTGTAATAGATTGCTCTAATGTTTTTTGTATTTCTTTCTCTTCCTCTGTAAGTTCTATTCTTTTTGGTCCCTTTTTACGCACATATGTGTTTATACGTGCCCATGTAATGATATAATCAGAAGCTTTTGGTCTTATGTAACCTCTATTTGGATCCATGCCAGGATACTCTGGACTAGATCTAGTGTCAAAATTATTAGCTATATACTCCAATACTTTATCATCACTCTCAAATTGTTTTACAATCTTCTCTACTACTACTTTGTCTTTCCATAAATTAATTTCGTACGTCTGCATGTGTCACCTGTAAATATTCTATTTTTGTTATCCATCCTTTTGGTAATGCTATTGCACCCCCACCATGATTATCATCCCGGTCCAAGCACCACGATCGCATAATCACTATCTTCTCATCATTATTCACCACCATCCAGCCAACTTCCTGGCAAGTCGCTAACGGTGCTGCTATGATATCTTTAACGTCTATCCAACCAGTTTCTGTATCACGGGCATCACGCCACGTCACACGCACCATTGGAACATTGTTGATGTCCATTAAGATACTTTAACTATCTTTTCTATCCACTCACGTATCATAGGTTTACTATTATACATGGGTCTTTTTACATCCTCACGTTGACCACTACCATCTTTACTAACAAAAGACAATGTTCTGATCATCGCATCTTCTTCATTCTTCGCACGAATCATGTAACTAAATGTAATCTCACGTTTCGTAACTATTTGATATGTATGCTTTTCTTCCCCTTTCTCTACATTAAAAGCTTTCATACCACCTATCTCTGTGCCCTCAACAGGTTGTTCAAATTTAATTTGTTTAAAAGATTCTTGTTGTTTTAATAATGCTTCTTGTGCTTTTTGATCACGTATTTTTTGTCTTTCTTTTTGTATATAATCCCACTCTTGCGGACGTTCTTTCATCAATGCATCACGTTTTGCTGCGTGTGCTTTTTCTTCTGGTGTATCTAATTTTTTCTTCATAATAATCGTTCATTAAATAACAACATAAATATAACAACAACAAGACAACCAAGCATTATTATAAGTTTTTGTTCCATTTAAAATCCTGGGTACTCTGGGCAAGTTGTGCCGTCCATTGATTCGTAATAACCAACAGCTGCATGTGCTTGCATCATTTCTATTTCGTCACCGTCAAACATCGAACTGTAAAATGCATCTTGCGCACGTTTTAGTTCATCATGAACACTGACCATTTTAACCACGGGTTTAGCTTCCATTATATTCCTACCATGTACATAAATATTTTATACACCCATATTAATAGATAAAAAGCAACATATAGTTTTATAGGGATCAATAAAAACCAAAACAGTGTCCAAGTCATTTACGCACCGCTATGTACTCATAATCAAAATCGGCGTGTTTCTTTTGTACTAGCAGCAGCAAACCAGCGTCTGCCATTTTGTATACTGCATTGCCTAGTTTTCTTACACGGTCACGATCATTCGTCGGTGCTATTGGCTGCAGAAAAGGGTCACATAAGTAACCACGGTAATATGTTATTTTGTCACCTTTGTTAGATTTATTTAACCAGGTGTGTATTGCTTTTTGACTCATCATAATAATTTCTTTTTGAGTAGGGGGGTTCTTTGACTACCCCCAACCTTTTCCCGACAAGTCAAATATTCCTATTTAACCAGTACTTCAGTACCAACCCTCACACCCTCAGCCATTCGACCATACTTTGTGAGAATCGTGCCTTACTACCTTGTTACAGTTGTTCAGCCATACTCAGAAGATGTTGCACCATCCTCATTTACGTGTATTATAACATTTTTAGCAAAACATTACAAGAACATTATTTCGCAGATTTCTGCCGCAAATCGTGTCAAGAAAAAACTTTACTTGTCACGC